GTGGGGGTGGTATTAGATAGGATTTTTGTATACATTATACAGCACAAGCCCCTCAGCTAAGCCCCTTCAGGAGTCGTGTAAGCCATTAATTCAAAAAAAATAAAGCAGAATAGCTGATTTACGTAAAAGAGCCTTATAATCAGGGTGGTCTGATATTCACAATAGATTTCGGCCATCAGGTTATTATGCACGTTATGTAACATATTACCTTGACTTGTTAATTATTTTTACTTATCTTTGCAAATAAATTTTATGCACAAGAAATAATGGAAGAGAAAGAAGATATGAGAGTTGAAATAAGTGCCACTGGGTTGGGCAATATTCAGACTAAATTTGAAGGTAAGGCTACTAAGTTAGAAGCCCATAAGAGAACCTCTGAGATAGTTAGATTAGTTTTACAAGGAGTTAGGTATACTGATATAATTGAGTATTGTGATAACAACTGGGGCATCAAAAAGAGGCAAGCCTCTATATACTATAAGAGAGCCTTACAGTATTTTAAGGAACAATTTGATGAAGAGAAGCAATATGAAGTTGATAAGCACACTATGATGTTATACGACTTATATACTAAAGGGTATAAGAGTGGAGATTTAAACATCTGTAGGTTGTTACTTCAAGATATAGCTAAGATGAAAGGAATAGCAATAGATAGGGTGGATTTAACAAGTGGGGGTGATTCGTTTGTGTTTAATTATACAAAGCCTGAAGATGAGTAATAAATATAATAAACCCAACCTCAATAGTTTTACAGGTTGTTTTGACAAGCAAAACAATTACACATTTGTTTAAAGTAATTAATCAATCTGAAAAACAAAAGAGTTTTCAAAAATAATAAAAATAAAGTTAGTAATCAAGAACCTTTTAGAATAATTAAAACAATACAACAATGCCAAGAGAAACAAGTTTACAAATAGATTTACGATTTACAGTGTCCGTTCTGGACACGAGAGGTAAAGAATCGGTTAGTGATAGCGGTTCTGTAATTAAAATGGAGATAACCTTTAAAACGCATAACTTCAAGGTTGCCGAATTAAAACTTTCCGAGGTTAGGGCTTTATTAGGAGCTACCACTGAATTTAGAGAGATAGAGGCTAATGCAACTCAACCATATGTAGGTGATGGAGAGATTCCAGTGGTTATTTCGTCTATGCCGCAAGAAAAGTTTATAGCTTGGGCAAAAACATTTGGAAATAGTCAAGCATTAATGATGTTAAACGAAGTAAAATAAATAATATGGAAAAAGAAACAGAAGTCATCAGTAAATACAAGAAATTTTTTAATAGTGAGAGTGGATGGGAATCTAACCTTTTAGCAATCGTTGTTCTTGCTTGGCTAACTCCAATATTACTCACTTACTTTATTATTAAGTTTGGCATACTTCTTCCAATAGGTCGCTTGCTTGGCGGAAAGAATAAATGAAGATAGATTTCACGCCAACAATAAAACAGCATCAGGCCTGGGAATACATCCATGATAAGACCAGCTCTGAAATTCTCTTCGGAGGAAGTGCTGGTGGTGGAAAATCATACTTTGGGGCGGCCTGGCTGCTGTATTCGTGTTTGAGATACCCAGGTACAAGATGGCTTATGGGTCGTGCTGTATTGAAAACACTTAAAGAAACTACACTGAACTCATTTTTTAGTGTTTGCTCCGACTGGGGCGTGAAAAAAGGCGAGACCTATAAGTTCAATGCACAATCAAATGTTATTGAATTTGTGAATGGTAGTCAAATCTTGCTAAAAGACCTTTATCAGTACCCTGCTGACCCAAACTTTGATTCTCTTGGTTCATTAGAAATATCTGGTGCGTTTATTGACGAAGTTAATCAATGTACTGAGAAGGCTAAGAATGTTGTTGCTTCAAGGGTGAGATATAAACTTGCGGAATTTGACCTTCGGCCAAAAATACTTATGTCTTGCAATCCAGCGAAAAACTGGGTATATGATTTTTATAAACAATGGAGAGATGATAACTTGCCAGAGCATCAGAAATTTGTTCAAGCTAAGCTTAAAGACAATCCTCACATTTCGGAATACTATGAAGAGCAGTTGAGAAAGCTTGACCCTGTATCAAGGGAGAGGCTTTTACATGGTAACTGGGAGTATGATGAAGGAAAAGATAAGTTATTTGATTACGAGGCCCTATTAAACTGTTTTAAGAACAAAGTAGAGGAAAGTAAGGAGAAATTCCTCTCTTGTGACGTAGCTTTGATGGGAAGTGATAAAATGGTCATCACTCGGTGGTCTGGTATGACTGTAGAGGAGATAATAACTAAAGATAAGAGTTCAGCTAATAGTATAGAGATATTAATAAAGAAATTGGCAGATACCCATAATATACCCAGAAAAAACATAATAATTGATTCTGATGGTGTAGGACAGTACCTTTCACACTATATGAAGGGTGTAGTGCCGTTTATTAACAATTCACGAGCTATGAAGTCTGAAAACTATAAAAATCTAAAGAGCCAATGCTACTATAAGCTTGCCGAACAAATAAATGCTGGTAACATCCATATTAAATGTAAGAAAATAGATATTAGAAATAAGATAATTGAAGAGCTTGAAGTTGTTAGAAGGAAAAATATTGACTTAGATGGGAAACTTGCTATACTTTCTAAGAAAGAAGTCAAGGCAGCCATAGGTCGTTCTCCAGATTATGCCGATAGTTTAATGATGCGAATGAGATATTTATTTGATGGAGGTAATAAGATATTAGCATGGGGATAAAAGTTCCAAACATTAGCCAAGAAAATGTAAACTTTTTCTTATAATTGTAAAATGTATAGTGAATACGAAATATTTTGTTTGAATAGATGGCACGAAGAGATAGTTTTAGACTATTTATCGGATGTGCAGGCTATAATTGATACGTCTACAGCAGATGATGACACTTACGAGGCTTTTTTAGATGTTTTAACACAAATAATCATAGTTCACAATAAAAATGGAGAAGATTCTTATTTAGACACAATATTCCGTAGTGATTGGCTTTACTCGCTACCAAACATGGTTTATTGGGCTGCACTTGGTTATCTTGCAGTTTTACCTAAAGATGAGGAGGAAATTGATGTAATAGTAACAAGATTAGCAAAACGATTAACGAAAGTCAATAATAGGATAGGAAAGATGGTTTTAATCAATCCTTTTGTTGATGGAGATAAAACAATAATGAATTAATGAAAAGTATTACAATAAACGAAGTAGAAATAGACATCCCAACATCCTGGGTAGACGTAACCTTTGAAAGGTTTAAGGGATTTAATGACATTGTAAATGCACAACCATCAATGGAAGAAGTTGAGGAGATGTTTGCTGATTCAAATGAAGAGGTTAGACAGCTTGAATTAAGCCTATTAAATATAAATCAGAATACAAAGCTCGCTTGTTACTGGACTGGCCTAAGTGAGGACGAAATATCTATGTGTGGTCTTGATGAGATAGAGGAGGTTATATCCACTGTACAATTCTTAAGTGACCCTTACAATCCGATAGCATTAGATAAGTTCACATTTAATAATGCTGTATATTATTTACCAGACCCAGGAATGGCTAATGAGAATTTTGGCACATTTATTGAAGCTGAACAAATAGAGCTTCATAATAAAAAACTGGAGACTGGAGATTTAACAGTGTTAACAAAACAAGTTGCTATTCTATGTAAGCAGAAGGGTGATAAAAGAGGTATAGTGAATGATGCTCTGGTGGATAAGAGAGCTGAAGAATTTAAACAATTAGATATGGCAACCATTTGGGATGTCGGTTTTTTTTTGATACAGCACGAAAACGCATTGATGAAACTTTTCCTAACCTCAACTCTTCAGGAGGAGACTCAAAAGCTAAAATCGCTGCTTCAAGAACTATAGGAGGGTACGGCTGGCTAAACAGTGTTTATGATGTAGCTAAAGCAGGAATATTTACATTACCAACACACTCACCTGTTAATAGTGTATTGTTAACAGAGTTGTATGAAGTTTTAACATATTTGTCTTGGAAAAACGCATGCGTTGACTATGAAAAGACTTATAACGATTTAAATAAAAAATAGAATATGGCAGCAAAGGAAATAAAAACATGTGCACATTGCGAGGGTAATCTTAGCACTTGTTCTTGTGCTTGGAAGGGAACTACAGATAAAAAACTTGTTCACATGCACTGCTACACTGAATACGAGGCAAAACTGAAAAACCAACCAATAACGTGTGGTTTTTGCGAAAAGGTTTTTACTACTGACCCATACTTTAAAACACAGGACGGAAAGTTTGCTCACTTTGCCTGTCAACATAAATACGAACAAAAATTAATTAATAAAAAATAAAAATGGCTATTCCTTTAACATACAATTTATTTCAACTTATGAGGGACTTTAAAACCTGTGCAAATGCTGCTGGGTTTTGTTCTGTAAAATTTGGGCCTCCAGAAAGAATAAATTTTGACCATAACATTTGTTATGATTTACTAAACATAGACTACCCATCATCTTACGTGGTGGAGGGAGTGAAAGAAGTTTATAGCTTCAGCTTAGTAATAGCAAGACCTATACAGTCAGGTAGCACGCAAGGTGTACAGATTTTTGATGATGACACTGCGTCTATAATGGCAGAACTTGAATTAAAGCTATGGAATATGTTATCTTGCCTTGCACTTGGAATTAGTGGAGGTGGTGGGTGTAAAGCTCATGTACCTAAGCATAAAGTAACGATAAGTAGAGAGTTTGGAGTTTTTAACGATAAATTAGTAGCTTTACGTGTTGAGTTTGATGCTATAGCTAATATTGCACAAACTGTAGATGCCTGTAGTGGAGGCCCAGCAGAGCCTGCATCAGGTTGTGAATCACCTTGTTCTGATTACTTTGGAGCTTGTGGGTGTACTGACCCTGCAGCTATCAATTATGACCCTGCAGCAGGTGTTGATGATGGAACTTGTTGTTATACTGGAATAGATGACCCTTGTTCTGATGGAGCTCCTGCTTTCCCTCCTGTTTTCCCTGGCTCTGAAACTTCAAATCCAGAATAATGTTAGAGGAGATAGCAAGATTATTATTACAATCTCAAGGTAACCCTGTTAGGCTTATGCAAAATAAGCTTAACAAGGCTATCAGAAAGGGTAATAAAAAACCACAAACTAATACAGGGGCTACAGCAGCAAGTATAAAGGCTGAAGCACCAAAAATAGTAGGAGCACGACTTAAGTGGGATTTTCAATCAAGCAACTCAGCTATAAGATTAAATAATGGTGGTTCTTTAAAAGGAAAGGGTAGTTCTGACGTTCCTTACAGTGGTAAAGGAGGAGGAGGTAAAAGTGATTATATAGGAGCTTTAATGTTGTGGGCACAAAACAAATACCAAGTCAGCCCAAAAGAAGCTAAGATGATAGCCTTTAGAGTTGCAGCAGCAGCAAAGAACAACGGAAAGACAGTTAAAGCTGACGGATGGTTAGATGATGCTAAAAAAGCTATTGAAACTCAAATTGATAAAGACTTAACAGCAATAATAGCTTCCGTAATCAATACGAAAATAAATAAAATAATGAAATTCAAGTAAAATGGCAATAAATTGGAATGTATCACAACAACCTCATGGTAAATTTGTCTCAAGTCAAAGACCTATAGTTATTGAAGTAAGAGTAACTGGAACTACTATACCTGCTTTTTTTAGGGGTATTTTATGGTTGGAATCCACTAATGGAAGTGGTAATTATGTAGACACAGGTATTCGTATGAATGGATATTCTGATTCTGCTAATGGAGTTTACTCTTTTAATGTAGCTGAATATTGTAGGCAATACTTTACGGAAGAGGGGGCATTTTACAAGCAGGACTGGTGTACTTCTTTTGATAAAATGTTAGGAAGAGGGTTTAAATTAGAGATGTTCCCTGTTCAATATGCTATAGGAGGGGGTTTATCACCAGATTCCAGTAATAATAAATTCACAAATTCCTTTATAGCTGTTCCTTTGAATACTACTACTCAAGAATCCAATTCTACAGCTAATGATTACATAAGAGTTGATAAATATGTGTGTAATGGGACTAACAATAGTCAAACCCCTTGGACTTCAAGTGCTTTTAATCGCTTCACAACTAATATGCCTCCATACAATGTTATGGATGTTAGTCAAGGATTTTATTATTTTCTCCCTGTAATTCATAGGGGAGCAACTAATAGGATTGGAGACATGCACGTTACAAATTCTGCTGGGGTAACCGAACATATTCCATGCTTAGATTCTTCATACACCAGGCATATAGGACTTCACATACATCCTATTATACTTGATTTTTGGTTATCTCTTTTCGCTGGAGCTGTAGTTAATCACCTAACAGATGCTACTGGTAATTTAACAGGAAGCCAGATGGGAATACAAATAAAATATAATAACGCAACTACAGGTGCATATATAAGGAGTGGGCCTATTCAGCATTATAAATTAATAGATAGCACTAAGCATTGTGCTGATTCTAATGGAACAAACTTTATATTTAGAAATATGCTTGGGAATTTTGATTTCTTTAGAGCTACAGGGACAGAGAGCAAGGAATTACTAATGTCTGGAACTGAATTTGATAGGCACACAAACTTTCAAAGGAGTTCTACAAAAGATTTTGGTATTATGAGAGGGCAACATAATACAACAAACTTATGGGGAAAAAGACAGGAGATGATAACTGTTTTTTCACAACCATTAAGTAGGGAACAGGTTAAGTGGATAGAAGAAATGATAATGTCTCCTCAAGTTTGGATAACAACTAAAATAGAGGATTTTGTTACAGATTTAGCAAGAAACACTTATCAAAATATAGGTCTTACCGCTATTAATATAATTAAAGGTTCTTATAAATTATATAGTACAGATAAAAACAGGTCTTTTATAGAGTTTAAATATAAGTTTTCAGAAAGTACACTAACACAAAAAATGTAATATGGCTCAATCATCTCAAGCAAAAGAAGTAATTTTAGAGGTAGGTGAAAAAGATGCAGGTCTTTCAACTATAACTTCATACGTTCAAAATGGAACTACATCATCTGATATTTTCGGAGAAGGTTGTAAGGGTTATTGTGATTGGGCTAATTCGTATGGCCCACTAAATGCCAATGAAGATTTTGGTAATTTTATGGGATGGTATGACATGGAAATTAATAACTTTGCTATATACGGAAACACCCCAAATAATCCTACGTGGAACGGAGTGTCTAACGCTTCAACAGGAAGTACAACAGCACTAAGCTATTCTTTCCCATCTCAAACTGGAGGGTATCTATCAGCTCAGATTATTAAATTATCTTTCAATAAGTCTGATGGCTCAAATCCAGACTTTGAAGGACAACAAACATCTGTTTGGCACTCTGTACCTTTTACTTATGTGAATAACATGAAGAGAGATGGTCGTAGTGATACAGAGCAGGGTAGGATGCTTTATCTTTATCCTACTGCAGCAAGTGGTCTTGACGCTTCTATATCTCTTGAAATCTTAGAGGGTGATGGTCATCATTTGTTTCTTAGAGGCCCAGGGTGTGATAATTTAGCTAATTATTTATCATCAACATTTCCTTCAGTAGACCCTCCAGATTTTTTCACAGCAGCATTTTGGCAAAACTTCAGGGGGTATATCACTCCTTATGTACATACAGCAGCCTGGAAATACGATATAGGAAGTATCACTTATGATTCTAATAGAAGAAATATTCACGCATCTTATGCTTCAGCTCTGGGTAGCCCTGTAAATTTTGCATCTGTAGTTAATAATAATGTTAATTTTGGGCTTAGAAGTTCGCATGAGTTGTTTCAATGTAATGACTATGAGTCTAAAGGATATAAGATGAAAATAACCATAGACGCTATGTCTGGGTGTGAAGTGGAGGTATTAACATATATAGATTTTATTTCAACAGGTAGTTATGTTAACACCACAGGAGTTCAACAGAGTGATATACAATATGCTTTAGATTATAAAGGGGTTGATACATCACAAAAACCTTGGGTATGGCAAACGATAAAAACTCCAGGGACTTATGAAATATGCGTTCCTTTTATACCAGACATGGTTATTTATGAAGAACAGCAAGACCCAGTTATGGGAGGACTTCCTGGAGGGTGGTCTACAAATACTCGTATTCAATATGGTGGTAATGCTTATTCTCAAAAACATTTCTACAACGCACAATATCAATTCTTAAGAGTTAAAGAGACAGGGACTCATTCAACACTAACTATGTCAAATTTTGAGATTAGAGAAGGTGGTGTGGAATGGGATGAGAATACAACTCCTACGTATCAAGAGAATACTATGCAAGTTCAGACATATACTTATGATTATTTAGATACAATGAATAAGGACTCACTGCCTTTAGGATTAACTTTAAATAGTGGGGATTTAAGAGACCCAAGTAAAAGGTCAACTGGTTATTCTAAAACATTTGAACTACCAGCGAGTGCAAGAAATCAGAGAATTTTACATTCTATGACTGCTGATGGAAGCCATAGAAACCCTGAAGATTTAGGGTGGAAGAAAGCGAGAATATCAGTTAATGGAGTTGTTTGTTTTAATGGGTTTGCAAGGATAGAGCAGAGTGTTACAGGAGCTGGAGGAAAGTACAAATGCCATATACTACAAGACCCATCATATTGGCCTGAATTACTTAAGGATAAAAAACTTTGTGAACTGGGGATGACTTCACATGAAAAGGATTATGCTACAGTGGTCGCAAGTTGGTCAAAGAATGTTGACCAAATAAATTATGTTTACCCTATCATTAACTATGGAGAGTGGTTAAAAGATACAGACCCAAATATATCAGCACATTCACTTAAAGATTTACACCCAGCTATATATGTAAAGAGTGCTGTTGAGAAAATGTTTGAGGATATTGGATATACGATTGAGAGTGATTTCTTTCAGTCTCAAGAATTTAAAAAATTAATTATACCTTATACGTCTGGAGAGGATTATGATTTTGCTGGGAGCACAACACTTGGGGCAAATAGTGACTATTCAGCACACGCATCTAAGGCTGGAGAAGTAACTCTACCAACAATGCCTGCTACTGGTTCAAACTCAAATACTACAAGACATTTCTACCCTGTAATACCAACTCAAAATGGAGCTGCTCACTATTCACCAGGGAGTAGTAGTAGTGTGCAAAATGGATATGTTGTACCTTTTTCAGGTAGATATAATATATATTACAAGGCAACGGTTAAAGTATCTCAGAATGGTACTTCTGCAGATTCTGGTATGTGGGCTTCTCGTATTGTTGTTAATGGACAGACTATGGGTTATAGTCAATATGGTGGTTGGGCTGATTGGGCAACTGATAGTGGTCAATATGTATTTAATCCAAATATAGGGCCTCCTACTACTCAGGATGGGGTAACAGCAACACAGCCTGTCGGATTACCAAATTGTGTTTGGAGACACACCTCAAATGGAGAGGCTTGGACAACAGAGGATTCTAATATGGAAATGAATCTAAGTGCTGGAGATGTAGTTCAAATTAGATTTTTTGGAATAAACTTTAAGGCATTTAGAGAGTGTAGAGCTTATATTAAGAATCAAGACTTTATGGTTTTTCCTGTAGTGGGACAAGCATTTGTACCTCCATTTACTGCGAGTGCTAATATGGCTCTTGGATGTGGAACAAAGCAATTAGAGTTTTTAAAGGGTATAACAGAAATGTTTAACCTGTATTGGGATGCAGACAACGAGCAGAAAAAAGTATTTGTTGAACCGTATGATGATTTTTATGGTTCAGGCAGGCTTGTTGATTGGAGTAAAAAATTAGATAGAACAAGTTGGAGTGATAAGTTTTTAATTGATGAACTTGCAAAATCAATATACTTTAGATATAAGAATGATAGTGGTGATAAAATTGTTCAAGCATATAATCAGTCAATGTCAAATGCTCTTGGTTATTCTAAAGAATTATGGGATTTCCGAATAACACATGAAGAGCTTTATAGAAAGTCAGAAAAAGAGTTAGGTACATCTGTAGTATCACCAACAATGAGAATGTACACTTCTGGTAATGGTTGCGACAACACATTCCCTCATACACCCTTTAATAACCCACCTACAGTACCTTGCATGTGGTCAGGTAATCCGAATTGGGGTTGGTTTAACACTCTTGATAGACCTCCTAATGATACAAGCTTTGCTTTAAGAATATTAAATTATCATGGGTTAAGTCCAAATACAGGGACTTGGAAGTTAACAGATGGTAATGGAATCGCACAAAGTCATAATAGCTATCCTTATGCTTACACATTTAATTACGAGCATGCTTGCTCCGCTTCTTATGATGATAATTTAGCTTGGCATAATACCAGTGTAAACGGATGTATGCAAAGAGGTTTGTTTGATAGATATTATGGTAATTTCTTTGAAAAGGTTAGTGGAGGAGCTGCATTAAGAAGTTGTATGATGGATTTAAGTGCTACTGATATTGCTAATTTTGACTTTAGAAATATTATAAAAATAGTAATGGATGGTGGAATTTCAACTTACTGGACTGTTAATAAGGTTGCTGATTATAAACCAGGGCTGGATGAATTAACGAAGGTTGAATTAATTGAATGGAAATATGAAATTCCTGATAACGACAAAAAAGGGAAAAGAGCTAAATTAAAACTACCTCCAACTAATTATGGAAGTGTAGATGTTTTAAATCCTGACGGAGGTTCTGCTATTGTTAAAGAGAAAGATAGAACTATTATTTTATCAACAAATGGAGAGTATAGTATTATAGATAATAAAAATATACCAAAACCCAACTTATTACCTACAAGTAATAATGTTACTATTAAGAGTGAGTTAATGGAAGCTCCTGCTGCATCACAAGAGGCGTTAGTTATAAGTAAACATAATGGTATTACAAATCAATCTTCTGCATATAGAGGGAGGGATATTAATGTTATTAATGGAGATGCTATCGCTTTAGGTAAGGGGTTACACTCTCATTCTGGACAAATTATTTTAGGATGCCACAATGAGGTAAATCCAAATGACATCTTCCAGGTAGGAAGTGGTTACAGTACAAAGGGAGGTAAAGTTACACAGAACGCAATTTCAGTAGATTCAGACGGAGACTTCTCTGTTTTCGGTGGAGAGGTAGTTGCTGAGTTTTCAGTGCAAGATTTAACAATGACTGGAGATGTTTATTATACAGACACAGACGGAATTAAGAAAAAGGTTTATTTAAGAACAAAACCAAATTTAAACACAACTAAAATAAATAACGACTAATATGGCTAATACTGGAACGCTTTTCACATTTAAAGCAAATCTAAAAGATTTAATTGCACTAAATAATAAGCTTGATGCTGCTAAGTTAAAGATGCAACAATTAAAGGCTGCTAACAAGAGTTATGCTGGAGCAAAGAAAGAAGTTCAGCAACTTGGAACTGCTTTTAATAAAAACGCAGCAGCTATGTCTAAAGCTACTAATGCCGCCAATAAGATGAATAAAGCTGGTGGTGGATTAGTTAGTACATTTAAGTCAGCAGCAGTGGCTATAGCAGCAGCATTTGCTGTAAGAGCTGTTGTAGGGGCTGTGAGAGGTATTATAGAATCCTTTAGTGCATTTGAAAAGCAGATGTCAGCGGTAAAAGCAATATCTGGAGCTTCAGCAGAAGAATTTAAGGTTCTACAGGAGGCTGCTTTAAGGCTTGGTTCTACAACTGTATTTACAGCAACACAAGTGGGTCAATTACAAGAAGAGTTTGCTCGTTTAGGGTTTTCAACCGAAGAGATTGATTTAGCTACAGCATCAACACTTGATTTAGCTGCAGCTACTGGAGAATCATTATCTAATTCAGCTCAGGTTGCAGGTACTACACTTAGGGCTTTTAATTTAGATGCTTCTTTAACTAAAAACGTAACAGATGTAATGGCAGCTTCATTTACATCTACAGCATTAAACCTTGATAGATTTACGGAGTCAATGAAATTTGTAGCTCCAGTAGCAAGAGCAGTAGGGTTTACTCTTGAAGAAACAACTGCCTTATTAGGTCAGTTAGCGAACAATGGTTTAAGTGGTTCTATTGCTGGTAATGCCTTAAAAAATATAATGCTTAAGTTAGGGGATGCAAATTCTAAGTTAGCGAAAAAGCTTGGAGGCCCAGTAGTAGGAACAGAACAACTTGCAGTAGCTATGAGAAAACTATCTGCAGAGGGTTTCTCAGCAACAGAGGCTGTAGATTTATTAGATAAAAGGTCAGCACCTGCTTTTCTTGCTTTAATAAAGAATATTGACGGAATACAGGGAAGTGTTGAGATTCTTAATAATGCAGAAGGAGCTGTAACTAAGATGGCAGCAATTAGATTAGATAACCTTTCTGGTGATATGACTCTATTAAAGTCCGCAACAGAAGGATTAAGTATTGCTCTTGGAGATAAGTTTGACACTTCAATGAGGGGAACTATATTTTCATTAACAAACTTTGTACAAGGAATTGTAGAGAGTGAGGGAGCTTTAAATGCAATTAGAACAGTTGTACAGTTGGTTGGTGTTGCTTTAGTTGGTTTAACAACAAGGTTTGCTATGTTAGGATTAAACTCATTAAGGGTTGGTCTTGTAGGAATGTTTAGGTCTATGAGTATGTTAATTCCATCTATCAGAGCAGCAGCAGTAGCACAAGGACAGCTTAATGTTGCTGTGTCATCAAACCCTTATGTTGCTGTAGCTACAGTGGTAGCCACACTTGCAGCAGCTTACTTTATGCTTGGGGAGGAAATGAGTGCGGCAGAGCAGAAACAAGAAAGGTTGAATCAGGCTATGAATGAAGATATAGATAATGTGTTAGACTACACTAAGAATAGTAAGAAGAGAGCTGAATCTATGAGAATATTTAAAGATGAATTTGATGAGGTTCTTGGGCTTATGGATATAGAGCTTGCTAATGAAAAACAATTAAAGGAAATTAGAAGTCTAAATACTAAGCAGGCTGATAGAAAAGTTGATTTAATTGCAATTAAAGAAGAAATAAAACAAGTACAACTACTTCAAGCGGAACGTGATGAGGCTGATAAAGCTTATATGAAAATCAGAGAAGGACAATTAGCCGCAACAGGGGATAATGAAATAACAAGCAGAAGGAAAAGAAGGTCTGTTATGATGGAATTTCAGTCTAAGCAAACAGCTATAAGTGATAGGCAGATTAAATTAGATGGACTTAAACTTCAATATACTGATATTACTACTGCTCTTAATGAAGAATTAGCAGCAACTGACACTTATCAAGAGCTGAAGCTTCAGGGGGATAAAACATATAGAGAGAAGAAGAGAAAGCATTATGATGACTTATTAGCCGCATATAGAGAGATGGGGACTGAAATGAAAAAGAAAACCATCAAAGACAATGATGCACTTTTAGCTGAATTAACTTGGGTTTCAGAATATAGAGCACTTTTAGATAAGGAATTAGGATTAACAGGAGAGCTGCTTATTGACGCACAAACGAATACAGAAAATTATGCTGCATCAGCTCTGGAGTTAGGGTTTAATGTTAAGACATCAGGTAGGGATATTAGAAAGACTAATATTGAACTTACTGTGTTAGAGAAATTAATGTCAAATCTTGATGCTCCTATAACAAGCACTGCAGGTAAAATTAAGACAATGGGAAAAGCATTTACCTTTGCTTTAAATAAAACTAAGGATTTCTCAAAACAAATGTCTAAACTTGTAGATGACTTAATGCAAGATTCATTTGGGGTAGCTATGGCTCAAGCAACTGCAAGCAGGGATGAAGCTGTAAAATCAGCACAGGAAAATTTAGCATTAATAGTAACTAACATAGCTAACATAGAGCATTTTCAAGCTAAGGCTAAACAAAAAGAGCTTCAATCACTTATAAAAAGTAATAAGCAAAAATATGATGTTATAAAGAATTTATCTGTAGAGGATTTTAGGCTTATAACTGGGGGCGTAGCATCACTTGACAAAGCGTTAGCAGAAAAAGTTATTAGTCACGCTACATACGAAGCTGAAATAATTAAATTAAAAACCCTAACAAGTACAGTTGCTCAAGGGATGATAGATGAAGAGAAAGCTAAAAAAGAAACAAATGATGCCTTGCTTTTACAATTAGAGAGGAGTTTTCAAGAGAAGATGCGTCAAATTAAATTTAATGCTGGTATGCAAGCTGCAGCAGACGCTAAATCAGCACAAGACCTGTCAATTAAAGATGAGTATGGTAGGGGTACTGGTTTAATTAGGATAGTTAAAGAGAATGGTAAGATAAAAGTTAAAACACTATTCGGTATGCTAAAAGAAGAGAAGGCTGCAAGAGATGTAGCTGGAGCAGCACAAATTGCATTAATTGAAGGTAACTTTAAATCTGAGAAAACAATACTTGACAAACAAAGGGCTGATGGGATTATTAGTGAGGCAGAATACCAAAGACAACTACTGGTTATAAAGAATAAAGCCGCAATAGACTCTGGGAATGTTACCCAAACAAATCTGGACGCTGATGTTGCTGCTCAGACAGCGGCTATACAAACCATAGCAAATGCTTATAGCACAGCTTTTGATGCTTTCTCTACATACATGAATAACAGATGGGAGTTAGAAAAGAATATAATCAATGAAAGAAGAGACCTTGAGTCAGAGGATTTAGCTACAGAGTTAGAGGCGAAGCTTGAAGCATTAGAAGGTAATGAAGAGGCTCAGGAGGATGTTAGAGACCATTACGCTTTAATTCAAGAAGCTAACGACTTAAAAAGAGAAGAAGAGCTTAGAGCTATCGCTAAGAAGGCTTTTATTATGGATAAGGCAAATAAACTTGCTCAAGCAGCTATTAATGGGGCATTAGCTTTAACTATGATTTCTGCACAGACAGGTGTTTTTGCAGCAGCAGCTATGCCTATAATGGCAACTCTTATTGCGGCACAAATAGCGGCTATTGCCTCTACAAAATTTACTGGAGCTAAAGGTGGTGTTATACCAGAATTTGCTAACGGTGGAATGGTTAATGGGCCGAGTCACGCTAACGGAGGTGTTAAATTTGGTGTAGGAGGTTCTGTTGCTGAATTAGAAGGAGGAGAGGCTGTTATTAATAAAAGAAGTACAGCTATGTTTAGAGGAGAGCTTTCAGCTATGAACGCTGCAGGAGGAGGTGTTAAATTTGCTGCAGGTGGTGTTACTTCAGGAACTTCAAATAGAATACAATCATCCAGTAATAACCAAAGCTCTCAATTTGATATTTTAGCAGCTAACATTGTTGGTGGTATAAATAACAAAACGGTTACTGTTTCTGAAGTTGATATTACAGGCTCACAAGAGAGTGTTAGTATTTCTGAACTAACAGCTACTATATTCTAAATATTTTTACTATATTTGCAAAATGAAAGCAATAATAAATATATTTTGGAATCTAATAATAGGTAAGGGGCTTAAAAAAGCCTCAGAAAAAACCTTTAAGAAAAGAATGAAGATTTGTCAATCCAATAAATGTGGGGTATATAAAAAGCCACTAAACATAAAGGCTCTTGAAAATTGTGGAGATTGTGGTTGTTTTCTTAACTTAAAAGCAAGAGTGGATGAGTTTTATATTGATTGCCCAAAAGGTTTGTGGTAAAGTTTACTAACCCTAAAGGGTGGGATTTCATTAGTTCTTCTGATAAAAATAAAATAATATTAGCATTAGATGAAATTAAAAACCCACAATCAGATAGGACTTCTATTTTAGATTTTCTATTTGATATGTATAACCTCCACTTTGGAGGAAGTTATCGTAGAGGAGCACAAACATGCCCAACTTGCGTGAGAACAGTTATTAATACTTTTAATAAGAAATTAAATAATGGCAAATAGAAAGGAAGTTATTTTTGAATTTAGAGACAATGTTTCTGAGCAACTAATAAAAAGGTTTGGAGACGACCATACTCTTAAAGATACTATATTACACTTATCAAGCATAGGGCTTATACCTCCAAAGGTTTTAAGGAACTACATGATGATTAAAGACTTTGATAAGTTTATTGTTATCAACAGAGGCCATGTAGGACATACGTTTATTGATATATCAATTAAATATGATATTTCAGAGAAACAAGCTAAAAACATAGTTTATAAACAGAGAGATAGATTTAACTCTTCTGCTAACATACGCCAAGGTTACTCCCTGTCATAAAAGCCATACCACCTTCTTCAGCCCAAATCTTTTTAGCATATATAGTGTGAACGTGTGAATCTTCTTTAAACAAGCAATCCATAACTCCTTTAACAAGATTATCAATATCTGGCCTTTGCTGATGTACCTTCCCTATATGTTCCTTCTTCTTTTTCTTACTCCAAGATTTAGGCATAGGTATTTCAAACTCAAGATATAACTCATCATTAATCTCAACACCACTCTCCTTTATTTTAGCCAATAAATCATCTTTATAGGCCCAGTATCTAACTACACATGGTCTTTTCCTCCATGTATCAGCTCTTGTCATCCGAGGCTTCGGAACTGGAATTATCTTTATTCTTTTCATTTTCTTTATTTTTTTCCATCATAGTATTAATCCCCTGCATAATCCCTCTCGCAGTTACGTCTTTATCTACATACTTCTTACATCCTGGACACTTAAGATGCTTTTTAGTCCTATACCAATTTCTTTGGCAGCAAGATGTTTTCATTAAGTCATCATCTTTTATAAAATGCTTATCAAATTCATCTTGACTCACACTACTTGTATCGTACCCTTTATTCTCCGACATCTCTTATTTTTTCTAATTCAAATTCTAAATGTGCAATAGCCTTAGTAATACAATCTACAGGAGTATCGTGCTTGTGATATGCTCTCAGGATGTATGTAGTGGCGGTTGCGAGGTGATAGGGGAGTTCAAAGTTATCACAAACCTTACGAGCTTCATATCCGTTTCTACCTCTATAATAATGTGGCACTCTCATATCCACTGCCGCTTCTGGTTCTGTAATTAATAAAGAGTCAGATGTATTAGATGGAGTCCATCCATTTCTCCCTTTCTCTTTGTAGTGTTTATTGTATTTATCCATGGTTTGTTATTTTTATTTCGTTATCTAAATCTAATTTATGTTTAAGGTAATTGATTTGTTCCATATCCCTCTTCATACTCTTATATATAGCCTGCTGACTTCTTATTCTCTGACCAAGACTCAATACATACTCCTCAAGCTCTTCTAAGTTGTCTGTAATGTAATAACCCTTACTGTTGGAACAAAGCCCTACAAGTAGTTGTTCTACTCTTATATGGTGGATTATCTTACGAAGTCTTGGCCCATTTATTTTATACCCAACCTTAGTTAAAGCCTCACACATTGTTTTATTGGTTATGGAATTTTCCTTACCATGTTTTGTGCTTAACCCTTTTATAACTATAGGCAGAATATCATATTGCTCATATTCAGTTAACTCGTATGTTATATCTTCAAAAAGCGTTATCATTAGTTAATCATTCTATCTTCATCAATAGTTACAATACCCTCTATTGGTTTTGTTACTATCTCTAAGTTATCAGTTCCATCATAAATTACTCCTACAACTCTATCTATACCTAAAGACTCTATCTCTATAATTTTATCATTTAGTTTCTTAGTCTTTATATACACACCGCCCTCAGCAGTTCCACTAACCTTTAAGTCTATAAAGGCTCTAATGTCTGTTTCTTCTCCTTGTTTCTTCATTTGTTTAATTTATTTAGTAATTGATTTGATGTGAAAATCCTGTCCTCTCCTGAGTAATTCTCATAGATGCAAGTAAAGTTATCATCTTTCCAAGTCCACAAAGCCCTGACATTCTTTTTGATATTATCTTTTAATATCCATTTAATTGTTTTGT